CCAAGGTCGTGGTGTTGATCGCGCCGCCGCTCGCAGCGACGTTCGCGTGGCTCGGGTCGTAGAACGGAACACCATCGGTGAAGTTCGGGTTGCCCAGCAGCAGTGCCCATACCACGTTGGACTCGGTCGCTGCAGCGGCATTGCCGAGCGCTGCCGGGATACGGGTCAGCGCGCCCAGGTCATCGTTCACGATGGTTTCCCAGGTGATGGCGATGATCTTACCGAACTTGGCAACCTTGATCGGTGCACCGTCTTCGGACAGCGTGCCGTACTTGTACTCACCGTGTTCCTTGACCTGCTCCAGCGCGGCAATGTCGCCCAGGGCTGCGCGAGTTACAGCGCGGAAGTCCGGCACAGTGGTCTGACGGCCCAGCGGGCGCCAGGTTTGAGGGGCGTTGGCGTAAGCATCACGCAGGGTGCGGTTCACAGTGCTGCCGAGCAGCAGCGGGAAGTCGCTGGTGCTGTGCATGCCGGCGGCTCGAACCGCTTGGCGATCGCAACCCAAGGCCGCGCGGGCCAGCTCCTGCGGGGTCATGCCGCGTGCGTTACCGCCAGCCATCTCGACGAACTCGCGCGCCATGTCCACCAGGCGCATACCGCGGAACTCGCGGCCGGCCTCTTCCAGCTTGACGGAGGTATCGCAGCGGTGCAGCAAAGCATTCTGCATTGCAGAGCGCTTGGCGTTCAGGATGGCGACATCCTGGCCGCCGTTAACGATGGTTGGCTGGCTGTTGCGGGTTTGGGGCTGGGTGTTGTTCTGCGTTTCAGCGATCTTGTCGATCAGCGCTGCGCTTGCGTCAGCGACAGAAACGCCACGGGCAACCAGGTCTTCGACGAAGGGCTCGTCGTTCAGCTTCACCTTCTGCGCCATGCTGCGAATAGTCAGGCTGCGTTTACGCTCCGACTCTTCCGCCTGGCGGCGAATGGTTTCATCGGCTGCGCGTTTCGCTTCTTCCGCCGCGCGCTTCTCTTCTTCGGTCATTGCATCTTCCTCTGGGGTCGTAGGCACGGCGGCCGTTTTTTCGGTTGGCTGATTTGCCTCCCGAACTTCAAAAATGGTGTTGAACCGCTGCCCTTTATATTCGTCGGCAGTCTTTGCGCTGCGGAACTTGCCCCCGTCGTCAAAGCCGATTGGAACCAGTGATAGCTCCATGGGCTCCCAATCGACGGCGCGATAGGTGGGCAGTTTGTCGTCGTCGCTTTCGGTCACCTCGTATCGGTGTACCGCGTAGCCGACGCTGATGTTGCGAAGGATCCCGTCCTGAACGTCGCTGAAGATTTTCTCGACGTCATCGCGCTTACTGAATCTGACCAGGGCGCGGCCTTCGGCCCCGTCAATCCAGGCCTTTTCAACGACGCCAATTACATCGTCCAGTTCGTAGGAGTTATGCGCATTCAGGAACGGCGCGCCATTGTTGAGGCGATCCAGCCGGACGGCATCTTCGCTGACCTCCAACTCCTCCATGTAACTGCCAACATCCCAGGACCAGCGGCGCCCTTTGGCACCGGTGGTCCAGGTCAGTTCGACAGTGCGCGCGTCAACGTCTACCGATCCAGCACGCACAGCGGCGCGCAGGCTGAGCATTGGTGTTTCATGCGTCTTGTTCGTCGTCGCCTGATTCGGAGTTGGCATCTTCTGGTTTCTCTTCTGTGGCTGGTGGCTGGCTCGGAGAGCCGGCGGCCGCAACTCGTCGCGGGTCGCAATCCAACACCAACCCGTACTCGTCGATCATGTCGTTTGCTTTCTTGATTTGTTCGGCGTGACGCTTGGGGTCGGTGATGCCAAGTTCGCGCAGCGCGTCTGGCCAGGTGGTGAGGCCGTTGCGCACGCGAGTGATGACGTTCTCTGTTTCCGCCTTCGGGTCGACCATGTCGCGGCGCGGCGGAACCCAATACGCCTTCACGTCTTCGGTAACGCCACCAGGGAGAAGCACCTGCGCCTCCATGAACCAGCGCCAAACTTGATCGCACAATTGCGGGATCAACATGCGCCACTGCCAAACGTCAACGCGTCGCGCGAAGTTCAACCAACCCATTCGACCGCTCGAAAAGTTGACGCCCTTTAGGTCTCCGGTGAGCAACTCATAAGGAACACCCAGGCCAACCGCCATGGCGTGCAACTGCTGCCAGGAGTAGGTCGTGTAGCCGTTGAACGTCGGGGGAGTGCCGAAGCTGACGCTTTCCCCGAACCCAAGCTCCTGGACAATTCCCGGCTCTACTCGGTCAATCAGTGGCGGCTTCTTGCCGCCAGAGGAACCGCTGTTTTCGTCCTTGGTGACGAATGCGGCGAAGCAGGAGGCGATCTTCGCCTGCTCCATCACCGCGTCTTCCATCTCGTCAAAGTTGCGCATGCGCTGGATGACAGGTGCCAGCCAGCTATAGCCGCGAGCTTGTCCGGGGCGCTTGCGGAGAAAGACGTGAATCACATCCTCGGCGGGAACGCGGCGCGATTGCAGGGATCCCCACACCGCGTTCGCGCCAGGGTGCTCATCGAACAACCAATACGCGACTCGGCGGCCGAGCGCGTCGAACTCGACGCCCTGGATAATCCGGTTTAGCCCGACGATGTCAGCCTTCGACTCATCGAGAAAGTCAGCCTCGAGTACTTGCAGCTGGACCGGGACCGGCAAGCCGTCAGAGCTGAAGCGGCGGCGCCGGCGAACCAAGCATTCACCGCTTTCGGCAACGGCCTCCATGATCATGTGCTGCAGGCCGTAAAAATTATCCAGTCCGTCAGCATCACAAACGGTGGTCTCGGCCCAGGCCTTCCACAGATCCATAAGCCGTAGCCCGTCGCGATCCCGCTTCGCCAACGGCAACGGCACAATGCCGGCGCCCACAGCGTTGTCAGCAATGCCCGTTATCCCGCGCTCACCGAACGGGTTGTTGCGCCGCTGATCACGCGCGCGGTTGCGAAGCTTGGCCAGGGCCGGAGCGTTCTCGACGTTCGCGTCGGCACCGGTGGCGCGCCATCCATCATTACGCCGGCCTCCGGCCGCACCCTCAAACCGCCGCTCGATCATCTTCAGCGCTATGTCCGTGCGCGCTTTCTTCAGCCGCATTTCGGAGCGCTTCGCTGCATACCCAGGGAACAGGCTGTCGAGCATGCTCATGGGCAGTATCCTTTGGAGAATGAGGTGTAGCGGCGTCCGCCGTCGTTGCAGGCGTTCAGCCCCAGGTCGGTGGCCATGTGCTTGAGGATCCGCATCATCTCGTCGAGTGACCGATAGGTGACGCTCTTGTCGGCGTACCGGACCGACAACGCCCCTTCAGCGATTGCCGCCTGCAGGGCGTTGTATTGCTCGATCGTGTAGGCCATCAGTTTTTATTCCAGTGAGAGGATTTCTTGCGCGGCCGTTCTTCGGCATCTGGTTCATTGCCACCAGTGACAGCAGCAACCAACAGATCTAGATCGAGCCCGAACCGCTGCTGGCATATGCGCAGGGCGGCGAGCGCGTACACGAAGCAATCGAGCGCCTCGTTTCGGCGTCCGCCGCTGTCCCAACGCATCACGCGCTTGCCTTTGGAGATGGCCGCTTTTTTCTTTTCGGAGGTGAGCTGCTTGACCTCCGACTCGTCGCAGATCACATCGTTGGCCGGTAGGTGAACCACCCCGGGCTGAGACACGCCAGCCTGAGAGGCGGCCGTATCGACCGGCAACCCCATGCGGCTGTAGAGCAACTCTTTGGCGTTGTCGGTACCAACCTCGGCGAGGAAGACCTTGTGCACCTTGTTCTTCGTGCGCGGGAAGTTCGCGATCGGCTTGCCGTAGATGGTCGCACCACGGATTGGCACGACCCAGTGCACGCCATGCTTGCGGCTTTCGGCGTACACCTCGTCGGCATAGTGGCCGCCGGCGTCCCACGTCCAGCGCTCAACCTTCATGACGGTGCCGTCAACCCGGGTGAATTGCCGGTGCAGTTCGAGCCCCACCTTGCGGCGAAGCTCTTCGCTGGCTGGGTCGCCCATCAGAATAAAACGATGGACGAGCCATGCCTCCTCACCTGGGCCGAACGCCCAGACACGCCCCTCGAAACGGTCGTCCTGGGTATCGATGCCACCCACAAGAACAAGGCCAAGGCCTGGGACCTGCGGATAGACTTCGCGGCGCCCGTACAGAACTTCGGAGTCGAGCTTCTCGCCCTGGTCGTCGTCCCACGTTTCGCCGCGCGTGGTGTTCATGAAGGTGATCAGCTTTGAGACATCGCCTTTCACCTTCAGCCATTCTTCCGCCAGGCTGAGCCAGGTACTCCAGGTACTGTAAATCGCCCAGATGCTAAAGCTGACGGAGCGCGGGGTGCGCATGATTTCGCCGTCAACGCCAAACCAGTCCATCCCGTCGCGAGTCCAAATGCCGGTGTGTTCGCAGATCCAGCGACCAGTCTTCGAGGCCTCGACCATCTCGTTGTGCCAGATCACGCAGGCAGCGTGCTCGCACAAGTACCAAGCTTTTTCAGCCTCTCCGAGTGCGTTCTTTTCCCACTTCAGCCCGAACTCGCAATCTTTACCACCCCACTTGAGCGTCTGCTCCTGGTGGCAGTGCGGGCAATCGATGTGAAACTTGAGAAGGTATGGCGACTCCTCGACCGCCTTCGTGATCTGGCAGGAGCCGACACGCTTTGGCGTTGAGCCCCGAATCGACTTGGGATAGATCGCACCGTTGAGCCGCTTGTCACCCAAGGTGATCGGCGAGCCTTCACCCTCAACACTCTCGTCGAAGTTGGACAACTCGTCGTAGATCACCTCGTCGGCTGACTTCTCGCGGTAGTTGCGTGAAGCCTTGCCGCCCCGGATCCAGAGTGTCCGGCGGTTGGCGAATATCTTCTGGTCGAGTGTATTGTCGCTGTGCTTGCGCCCGAACCACGGGGCCAGGTCACCCACTACAGGAACGTCACGGATCATGCCGTTCACGTGGCTCTTGCTGATGTCCTCGGCGTCCGGGTCGGTCGGACTCCACATCATCACGTTGCGGCGCTTGTGCTGAATCTTGTAACCGATGTTCGCCATCAACAGCTTGGTGTAGCCGATCCGCGCCGACTTGATGAAGTTGACGACGTTGATCAGGTCGTTGCCCATGCTGTTCAGGATTGCAACCTGGAACGGCTCGGTCGTCCACTTGCCCTCGTTGTAGGAGGACTCAGCCGACATGTAGAAATTCTTGTCCGCCCACTCGACGGCGGTTTGCGGTGGTTCTTTGTAGAGCGCCTGGAGTCCTAGCTTGATCGACTTGCGCAGATCATTCAGCCACGGACTCAGCGTACTCATCTAATAATTCCGGAAGTTGCTCACCAAAGCTGGCGGCAATATTTCGAGCAAGCGCGATCTCCCGCTCGACCGACTCGATGATCCGAGGGTCAACCTCGGGGTGGCGTCGAGTGACGGTCTTTCCGACGGTGTCCAGTTTCGAGCCGATCTGAGCGGCGATTTTTGCCAGGGCAAATGTGGCGAATGGGACAGGCACGAGCTGCTTGTCGAGCACCAGGTTCTTCTTCTCCTGGGCTATGCGCTGAGCGGCGGTGAGGCCGCGGCGCTCTTCGAGCAGCTTGTACTCGATCAGCGGATCGAGACCTTCGGTTCCATCCCCCGTCGGTTGTTGTTTCCGCTGCGCATGTTCAACGCGGTTTTCAACCACGTTCTGCACGGTATAGAACGCCTCTCGACCGATGCGTGCGACAGGCGCAACTCCCCATTTGTCAAAGGCTTGCGAGGAAATCCCGAGGCTCGAAGCCATCTCGGATTTGTTCAACCACCCGCGCTGTTTGGTTGTTTCGTTTTTGGCCATGATTAAACAACAACCAACCGTGGGAAAAAGGTCATACATATTTGGCGCGCGGGGCCCGAATTACCCGCATGGGGCTGGGGGCCGGGGAAGGACCCAAAGGGGGGGTGGCGCACCACATCGGTGCATCACACACGCCAGCAATTGAGAATCCCTATCGTTTCGTAGCCAGGGCCGTGTCCATGGCGCTCTGGAACTCGCGCACCCGGTTAGCCTTCACGATGTTTTCCGCGATCTTGTAGAAAGGAATGATGACTCGGTAACCAGGCTCAGCATCACTGAAGATGAACACCGGACGAACTGCATCCCCCCACGCCGTCTTCTTCCGCTCCCAAACACCCTGGGTGCCGTCGACTTCGCCGGCAAAATATTTCTGGGCATTACCCTTACGCTTACTGCGTTTGCTGCCCGTAGCGTTGGCCTGCACACCACTAATAGTCTCGGCAGCACCAAGGCCCGACAGGATCTTCATGATCGTGCCGCGGGGAACGTTGCCGAACTGATTGAGTGCTGATGCTGCTGGAAGTGCGTACTGCCCAGGCTTCATGATCCCTTTTGCGATGAGTGCTTTCTCGAACCGCTTATGAGGTCGGCGACCACCCTTCACTGCTTGCTGCAGGTAGGTGTCAGCCGGAACGCCCGATGTCCACGCGTCCTTGAAGAACGTGCGTGCTTCTGGCTTGCCCGGCTTGGCAGGCTTCACGTAAAGACTATTCAGGGTGGTCGTCGTAGGCCTATCAATGCGGGCCTTCAATACCGACAACTCGCCCTTCTTTACCAGCACGGCTAGGCGCGTAGCCATCAATGCGAAGGCGAAGGGCAGCTGCTTTTCACCGACCGTGCGCAAAGCCTTCGAAAGCTCTTCGATGTTGGTGCGTGCGTCGATCTGAAGCATCTGATGTCACCGTCGCTGACTACTTGCTCTGGCTGCGTTTAATCTGGGCGTCTACCTGGTCAGCACATGTATCGAGTAGGTTAATTGCCCTGTCCTTCAACTCCCACACATCGCCATTCAGGCGAAGGTCAGCGGCATCCTCATCAACTCGCTCGCACGGGATCAGCTCAGGGGCTTCGATTCTTACGGCCTGGGTCTTTGTCACTACCGCCGGCTTTGCCGCGCAGGCCGTCAGGCAGAGGCTGAGCAGCCCAATCACGAACAGGCTTGCTGTTGCGCTTGAGGTCTTCAAAGTTCTTCTCCGCCTTTTTTGCTTTGTCCTGGCTGGCCCTGAGGCGCTTTGCCAGATCAGCCTGGTACTCGGCATTGCGCTTTGCTTCAGCACGCAGCGTGGTGATGGTGGCCTGGCTCTCGGTATTGGCCTTGATAGCTTCATCCTTGGCTTGGGTCTCGAGGAGCTTCTCGTCGCGAAGATCCTCAACCCGTAGCTGCTGAATGCCGACCAACAGTAGGCCCACCAGCGCGATGATGATTGCCGCAGCGATCGCCTTCATGCCGAGTCCGCCTTTCTGCCCAGGAACCTGATGATCAAGTCCCTGATCGCCGTCACGCCGATGAAGCCAATGGCACCACCAGCAGCCACGGACAAACTCGGGGGCCAAGTCATCCACTCAATGATGCTGCTGGCCGACAGACTCAAAGCCCCGCAGATCAACGCCTCGAAGAATATCCGCCACTTATTAGGCTCTTTGGCCTCGTACAGCACGCGCAAGAGAGTGATCGTGAAGGCCATGATTGCGCCCTGCCACAGTGGATTGGAGAGGACCAGCCAGACCTGGGCCCAAAAGTCGGGGGTTTTCTCAGGCATGTTCAGGGACATCCGGCTGTCCTCCCTTTGGGGGAGCGTGAATAAAAAAGCCCGCTCAGTGGCGGGCATATGGCTCCGTGCTATCGTCCAATTTCCACACCGAACGAACCATGGAGTATCAGCGATGAAGGTAAGCGTTAAGTGCAAGAAGTGCGGCAGTGACCAGTTCGATATTCCGGCCAGGCCGACAAACTCCTCGAAGATTACCTGCGGCAAATGCGGCGCCGTCGAAACTTACGGAAACGTCATGAAGGCTGTTGGCGACAAGGTCGCGGAAGACCTGAAGCGGAAACTCGGGAAAATGTTCAAGTGACTGCATAGCCTCAATCAGTGGGCAGACAAGGCCTTCTAAACCCTCTACGCCCACTTCTAGCTCGAGCTTTTTCATACAGTCTCCAGAAACGAAAGGCCCTGTCTGGCTTGTCAGCCATGGAAGGCATCCGGATTCCTCCCTCTCGGGGAGATTGATAAATCCGGCCCCATCAGCACTCCCGGCCATAGCAACGGGTGTGGTGGAGCCGAAACGAAAAACCCCCGCTCAGTGGCGGGGCTCGTTTTAACTGCTTGATGTCAGCTGACTGTTATTGATCCGAGGTGAAAACCTTCAATGCTAGAGATTTTCCCACGCCACAAAGCTCCCTTTGAGGTGATCGGTTTCGATCCATCACTGAATACTTGTGCATCTTTTAGGTGAACGAACTGCTCGGCTGGATGATCATCTTCATGAGCAGATACCTCTGGCTGGAGAAGTTTGATTAAGTCCCTGCCAGCATCTTTGGCTGCCCCTGG